TTCTTGTACCAGTTCCAGTATTAAAAGCTTTCCAAGTTGTATTAAATGACTCCCAAGCTGAAGTAGTAAAATTGTAAACTTCTATTCTTCCTATACCATTTGGAGAACTACCTACTAATAAATCTGGCACTTCATAAGTTACACCAGTAGAAATAGCAGTACCACCAGGAGCATTAGTAGCTCTATACATTTCTAAATTTGAAAGCTCTCCATCTACTAAATACTGAACACCTCCATTTTGAGAATATACTGGAGGAGAAAAACAAATAATATTTTCTGAATCTGTTGTTCCTTCTACTACTTGAATTGCTGACTCAGAGCTTAAAGCATCTCCATATAAATTATACCAAATAGCTGCATAACCTTCTAAAAATAAATTACCATCGAAAGGAATGGTTAAAGTTTCACAATTTATATTAAAAGTAAAATTACTATTTAAATTATTAGCGTTTAATTCTATTATTGAACTAAAAGTTAAAGAGTTGGCAAAGTCTACATCTATGTCGTGCCAAGCTTCAGTACTATTTCTTATAAAAGCATATTTAGTATCGCTTGCTCCAACTAGTTTAAATTTTAATTGTAATTTTATCTGTAAAATATTAGCGTTTCCAGTAGATGGTAGAAAAGTATCTAAACCCTGAATTTTAAAATCTCTATTAAATCTTAATGTTGAGTTAGTTGTAGCTACAATACTACCTAAATCAGCTACATATTTATCAGTCTTACTATTATTAATGTCGTAGCCAGTACCACTAAAAGTTAAATTATTATATCTATATCCATTCCATAAAGGAATCTCATTAAAATTAGGTGTAAATGTAGTACTAGTATCGCTATTATTAATATAAGATAAAAATGGTAAATTAAAAGTTTGTAGTCTATCGTAGTTAGCTCTTACTTCTTTTAATACTGCTAAATAATCAAAGTCAGCATCTGCTAATCTTTTATAATTTGTTCCCTCTGGTACTACTGCGGAAGTAGATCCCGATGAATCTGGAGATCCAGTTACTGCATTTCCTATATTATAAGCTCTAAAAAAATGTGTATTTCCAGAAGTCCAATTATCATAATAATTAACTTGTACTAATTGCCATGAGCCATTAGAAAAAAAACATCTTAATCCAAAAGTTTTACAAATATTATCTAATAGCTCAAAGCTTGTAGAATATTTTTTAACTCCATCTGAATCTAAATCTACAAAAGCCATAAAATTAAATCTAGAGTAAACTAATGGATCTCTGTCTGCTTGATGTGTCATTCCATCAGTAGTCCAATCTACATAAGTTCTAATAAATCTGCTAAATGGAGATGATCCACTAAAAAAAGTATCTGTATTTATTTGAAAAACAAAAGCATTTCTAAAATACTGTAAACAAGTAAATGTAGATGATTCTTCATATCCAACACCCTCATTAAATTCAATATCTTGTAAATTAGACAATCCACAAACCGCCGTCAAACTAAACTCTCTAGGATAGGCTACGTCTTGCTCTGGCGAAATATCATTTAATAAATTTCCGCACCAGAATAAATCATATGTAATATCATCATCTGAACGATAAACTCCTACTTGCCATCTACCATAAACACTTATTTTTATATCGTTTATAAGAGATTGTTGAGCATTTGATGTAATAAGCATGTCAAACACTAACTCACTAGGAATTAATCCTGTAAATCTATCCTCATCGTCTGTTTGATAAGTTAAGTCAAAACCTCTAGAGCTTAAATCTGGAGAATAATAAGTGTTATTAACTGATTCATTATCATAAATCTCAATTCTATAATAAACTCCGCTATCACTCAAAAAACTTAATTCAAATTTTTTCTCTCTTGCCATTAGTAACCTCTTGTTCTGTTTCTGTTATTTTTAGCTCTATCACTACTTAATAAAATGTCTGATCCTTTTATTGTTCCGAATACTTGAACATTGCCTCCTCCACTTTCTCCAATCATTGATTTAAGTTTGTCTAATGGAGCTATAACTTCTGGATTGCTCATACTTGTTCCTGGTCCTTCTCCTATCATTCCCATAGTAGCTCCAGTTACTAATCCACCATCAGCAAAACCAAATAATTTAGGAATACCAGCAAACCCTCCTATGTCTTTAAAACCCATTAAACCACCAGCTCCAGTACCTCCTAGCAAAGCATTTAATAAAACAGTAGCTGCTAATTGAGCTAGTATTGCTTTTAAAGCTTGTTTAGATCCCTCTAAAAAAGTTTTGAAAAACCCATCTGAACTCTGTAAAGCTTGAGAAAATACACCTTGTATAGTATTACCAAAAGATGCAAAAGATGAAGTTATTGAATCATTTAAAGAAGCTATATTTTCTGTTTGTAAATTTAATTCTTTTTGTAATTCTACTGCTTTAGCAATTTTGTCTAGCTGCTCTTGAGTAATAGGAGCTAATAAACTAAATCCTTGTTCTGGAACAACTCTATTATCAAAAGAAGTAAAATCTTGTACTATTCCAGGTCCTTTTTTCTGACCTCCTCCTCCTCCAGAGCCTAATCCTATTCCCTTATTAAATTTAGCTATTAAAGGAAATACTTTTTCTAATGAGTTTTTTATTGAAGTTCCAAAATCATTAAACTCGTTTTTGTATTCTTTAGTTTTATCTTTTAACTTTTCTAATCCGTCTGTTACTTTATCAAAAGGATTATCTAATGGATCTTGTCCTAGTTTTTCTCTTAAAAGATTATAACTTTCAATAATAGCATAGAAAGGATTAAACTCTATTAAAAATATTAGCATATCAATAAGAGCATTTTTCCACCAGCTAATATCGCTAAATCGTTCTTTTAATGCTTCCCAGTTATCAGTAATAAATACAATAGCAGCCGCTAAAGCCGTAACTGCTGCAACAGTAGCTAATACTGGAGCAGAGATTCCAGCTAACGCAATAGCAATACCACCTAAAACTATTAATAATGGTCCTAATGTTGCTGTTAATAAAGCAATTCCAATAATCATTTCTTGAGTCTTAGATTCTAAATTACTAAAGCCATTGAAAACAACCATTAATTTTTCCCCTAATTTAACTACTATCGGGATTAATTTTTCTCCTATTTCTTCGAATATATCGCCTAAGCGATTCTTCATTTGAATTAATGAACCTAAACCCTCTTTAGATATTGCTTCTGCTTGACCTCCAAAAGCAGTAGATAAAGCATTAACCGCACTATTTAACCTTTCAACAGTTCCAACTTCTCCCTCTATTTGTATTCCATAACGACTTAAAGCATTTGTACTAGAGCCAACACTTTTAGCAACTAGTTTAGCTGCATCTCCTAAGCCTACTCCTTGAGCAGTTGCAAAGTCTTGAATTAATGGAGTTAATCTTAAAATAGCTTCTTCATTAAGTCCTAGTTGAGCCAGAAAGCCTTGAGCCTCCATTGTAGCTTCATCTCCAAATAAAGTAACCTTTTGTAATTCTTGAGCTTGATTTTTTAGACTTTTAAAAGCTTGTTCATTACCTTTTAAAGAAGTTCTTAGTTTTGTTTCTGCTTTTATTTGCTCGTCAAAAGCTTTAATAGCTACTGCTCCAAAAGCTATTACTGGCATAGTTAAGCTCCTAGTCATTGTTTGACCAGTTCTTTGCATACTTGCTCCAAACTTTTTAAGACTTCTAGTAGCCTTTTTTAAGCTGCTCTGAAATTGTTTATCGTTTAAAGATAGTTTTACGCTTAAATTCTTTTCAGCCATTTTTTTTATTTATTAAATCGTATTTTTTAGCTAAATACTCAGCTCTCTTTTTTTGTTTTTCAACATCTTTAATCTCTACTCCTTTCTCCCATTCAAACTTAATAAGTTTTTGAGGAGTTAAATTTTGTCCTTTTTTTGTATGAGGCTGCAACATTAAACAAGCTAACCATCTTACTCTTTCCCATTCCCTCTTTTCTTTTGATTCTATTACGTCATTACGACCTTTTTGAATTAAAAAAAATTCGTGAAATGTTAAATTCCAAAATTCATCTGGTAATAATCCGAGTCCATAAGCAACTGACTCTAATGTATCCCAGTCTATTTCTTTGCCGCTTTCATCTTCTTTGCGGCTTTCACGTTTCCCTCGTTTCCAAGTTTAGCACTAAATTGAGTAGAGAACACTTCTAATACTTTATTTAAAGCTTCAAAATCTTCATCTAATAAGTCTGCTACACTTTCAACTGTTAAAGAACATTCTTGACCGCTTACTCTTGATCCGTCCTTAATTCCGTTTAGAATCAAAAAACAAGCATCATCTAAACTCATTGACTCTCCTAACTTATCTAAATCACTTAAAGCTCTATCTGTATCTTTACAGAACATTCTTAAAGCATTCATTCCAAATCTTACTGGATAATCCTTTCCGTTTATTAAAACTATTTCGTACATTTTTTTTATCGTTTTTTATCGTTTTCATTTAATTACCATTGAAGAGAGGAGGAGAATAAACTCCATCCTCAATCCAACGATAAAAAATATTATACTGGCGTTTTAGTTAAAGCACCAGTACCCTCTATTGAACAAGAGTAAGTTGGAGCATCTTCTGTTCCTCCAGAAATCTCTAAAGAAGTAATGAAACCATCTCCAGTAATTGTATAACCAGCTGGAGTAGCTAAAGCAAAAGTAAAATCTACTGCCGTTCTATCTAGCATCTGGTCAAATAATTCAGCAACATCAGTATCTCCACCAGTTGCATCAAAGTCCATAAGACCATCAGCACTTAAAGAAAAACTTTTAGTACCTCCTAAAAGCTCTCTGAATCCAGCAGAGTCTTTTGTTGTTATATCTATTGTATCAACATTTATAGAAAGTGATACATTTTGCGAATGCATTAGTTTCGCTACAGCTCCTTCATCACTAGGAGAAACTTTTAATATTAAATCTGTTCCGTTAAAAATTGCCATTTTATTATTTATTAATTAATTAATTATTGTTTGTATCTAAAGGAGTTTCTTCTTTTTTCTCCTTTTTAGATTGCTTCTTTTTATTATCTATTGCGTTATTATGCTTTAAAAAATTATAGACTGCTCTAACTACATTATAAGATTCTCCCTCTTGATATTGTACTTCTCTACATTCTATATTCTTTTTAATTTTAACTTTATAAGTATCCATAAATTTATCTATTTATATTAAATCTGTAATCGTGAGCTATTTGATAAATTCCATTAGTTCCACTTGTATCATCAAAAGATTCAACAGAATTTTCAAAAAATATCTTATCTACTACTACTCCATCATAAGTACCGCTTACATAATCTAAAGCAGTTCTAACAAATCCTGACAAAGTAATTAAATCGCTATACTTAGAATGAACTAAAGTAATTTGAACACTAACATAGTCATAAGTAGAAACTCCGTTTTTAGTCATATTAGGAATGTCGCTAACAACTTGGTAAACTATAAATGGAAAAGTAGGATCATTTTCACTAAACTTAAATCTAGCTGGAAATATTCTAGTAATACCTCCTCCAGTTGTAACTAAAGGAGCTACATCAGAATCATTACTTAAAATATTATATATTACTTTACCTACTTCCATTATTTCTTAAATCGTTTTTCAATCAATGCTTTTAATTGATTAGTTACATCATTTAATGCTTGAGTTCCTTTACTTCTTGCAGCTTCATCTAACATTCTTAAACCAGCAACACCTCTAAAACCATACTCTAAAAAGTAAAAATAAAAACCACTTTTAGATTTATCTGCAAAAGCTCCTTTTACTCTTGGACCTACATAAACACTAGGAGCAACTCCTCTTCTGTTTTTTCCGTTTATTATAGATAATGATTTTCTTAATTGTCCACTATCTTTAGGAACTAAACCTTTTAACTCTGTTAGAATTGGCTTTGCTGCTTTTCTCATTGCTTGTCTTAAAATAGTTTTGTTTTTAGAATCTGACATATTTAACGACTCTAAATTTCTAGCTATTTCAGCAAGTTCTTTTTTATCTATTGTTAGACCTACATTCATTAGCTTGAGAATATATCTTTTAAATCTTTCTTTACTATTGTTAAAAGCATCTTATCCTTTCTTCCTATTTCTTTTATT